ATCGCGCCGCTTGTCTGAAGCGTCGTGAATGCCCCGCTGCCCGGCGTCGTGCTGCCGATCGCACCAGGAGCGGCGAACGTCGCGCCGTTCAGCGTCGAGGCATTGACGCTACCCCATGCAGGCGCACCGGTGGGGCCGGTCGACACAATCGCCTGCCCTGCCGTCGAGCCGGTCGGGTTCAGCAGTTGGACGGGAACGGTTGTCGCTGCGAAGCTGAATGCAGCACAGAAAGCCAGCACGAGGCCGGCGAGAAGTCGTTTCATGTTTTGCCTTCGTTGAGTGAGAGATTTAGCCGCGGTTGTCTGTATTGATTCGCGGATCTGCCTGCGCCTTCCCGCGAAAGAACGACGCCACACCTAGCACCGCACCAATGGTCAGAGTCATGTCTGCCGACAGCGTGACTGGCTGAACATGGAACAGCGGCAGGATGAACAGTGAGGCGACGTAGAGGCCGAACATGAAGCCAATGAACGGACGCCAGGTGTACGACGGCCAATGATCTGCCTTCGTTTCTGCCTGCATCGTCACGTTGACCGCGCCAATAGCGTCAGAAGCCGCGCCAATCTCTTTCTGATCGGTCGCCGCCTGGATCTGCGCCATCTGCACCTTGAAGTCGTTATCCGCCTTCTGAAGCGCTGCGATCGCGTCGGGCGATAGGCCGGCTTGAATCGCCTGCGTGACCTGATCCGTCGTACCCTGATCGTGGCCGAGTACCGCGCTGCTTACCGCGCGCAACGCTGCGCCCGCCACCATACCGGCCGGGCCGCCAACAACAGACAAGGCCGTCGCCAGCGTTGGCGCGACGCCTCCAAGTACCTGCTTCCAATCCATATCAGCACCCCCGGCGCATCATGTCTGCAAGGCGTTGCGCCCTGCCCTTAACCTGCGTTGCCCAGGCCGACGCCAACATGCCGTCCGCCGCGGCGTCGTACTTGCCCTGGCGCATCGCGACCAGCGTATTGCGGAAGCCGAGCAGTTTCGTGATTCCGAGATTGAACGCCATGTTACAAATCACGCGCTGGCGCACGTCGTTAAGATCCGTCCACCACGGCAAGTTGCGGTCGAGATCGTGGAACACGTCTTCGAGATCGTCGTCGAGCAGCGAATTAACCTGCGTGTCGTTGAGCGGATATTTCCAGCTGGCCGGCAGAGGATTCGCGCTCAGGTTGTGCCCGACGCCCACCGTGGGAATGCCCTTCGTGTCGTTGTACGGCGAATAACGAACGCCCTCGTCGCGACGCAGCTCGGCGATCAGCTTTTGAAGGTTCTCGTTATTCATCGACATTCGCATCTCCTTTGCGCAGGCGCTTGATCGACGAGTAAATCTGTAAAGCGGTGTAGATGACGGACAGCGTGAGCAGCACACGCGGGAAGTTCGCATCACTCCACGCGAGCGCCGTTGCGTACCACGGAGGCGCGATTTGCGCGACCGTCTGCGCGACGGCTGAAGCGGTATCTTTCATGGGATCGGAAAATAAAAGCCGCCCGAAGGCGGCTAGTGGTTACGGATGCGCGTTAGTTGGTCGCGCTCGCCTCAATGTCGAGCGTCATCGATACGCCGTTGTTGTTGAAGATCGTTACGGACGTGGCAGACAGCGCCGTAATCCAAATGCCCGACGTGATGTTCCCGCTTGGACCGCGCGGAGACCACTTAACGGAAGGGTTTGCGCTGAACGGATAAGGAAACGTCCACGTAACGCTGGCGCTTGCATTAACCGTCTGAGACGTGGTTTGTCGGCGGTTGTTGACGTGCGATGTTCCGCCCGCGTTATGGATCGCAAGATCTACGTCGTCATTCGCGTTCGGCACGCCGACGATCGAAGCAGACGTTGCGTTGTAGCAGTTGCCTCGCACTCGGTTGTTACCACCGTTGTAGTTCGTGAACGCGATGATGTTGTTTTCCTGCGCGATGAACTTACAATCGATATCGTTATCCGCGATGTAATCGCCCGCTGCGCTACCCATGATGATCCCGGACACCACCGGACGACCGGCAGAAGGGCCGTCCAAGACACCGCGAATCACATTGAGCGTTGCCGTCCTCCCCATGTAGATATTTACGCCATTCCACGCGGCGAAGTAGCGGCACGAATCACTGAAGATATTGCGCTGGCTGAAGATGCCGACGTTAGCGGCATAACCGCCTTCAAACTGGCAATCGATGAACTCGCTTTGCGATCCCGGCTGGAGGTTCAACACGAACTGATGCCGCGCCGAATTCTGCCGGTTCCAGCCGTGCAGGCCGGTGCAACGCGCGATGCCGTTGCTATCAAAGTAAAACGCGTCGTACGTGTTGCTTGCAGACTGCCCGGCGTCCACCACGATCACGTTATGAACAACGCTGTCATTCGGGCCGTTGAACCACCAGCCGCGCTGACCGCACGTGTCGATCTTGATGTTCTCGAAACACCCTTCGACGGTCGACGTATTCCACGCACCGCCACTCGGCGGATACTCAGTGCGCAGCGCATGACCGAACACGTTGCGGATATAAACATCGCGAATGACCGGGCCGGCGCCAAAGATAACAACACCGTTGCCTGCCGTGTTGCCTGCGCCCGCATTCCAGTTGCCGTCGATAATCAGGCGTTCGAGTGTGTAGCCATTCACATACGTTGCCGGGTCAGCTTGCCCCCAATTGGCCGTGCTGTTCGCGCCGTAGATGAAATCCTTATTCGAGCCAACAATCTGCTTAAGCACCGTGCCGGGACGATCGCCAGTCCAATAGCTGCCCGAGTTCACGACGAGTTGCGATGCCATATACGTGCCGGCCGGGAAATACAGCCTTGCGCCAACCGAGATCGCGTAGGTATCGGCCGCAGTAATTGCCGTCGTGTCGTCCGTCGCGCCGTCACCCTTGGCGCCGAAGTCCTTAACGCTTACAACATCCTGAAATTTATTCTTAACGGTGCGCGCGACAGACGAGGCTGCGCCGTGGCGATATGACAGCTTTGCGCCGTCGATCGCAGCATTGCTCGCCACCGTTGAGTTGTACACGGCGCCGTCGCTCGGCGTGCCAACCGATACCGTCGCGCCGATCTTGACCGTTACCTTAGTCACACCGACAGGGATCGGCGATGAGAAAGTAAGCGTTGAGCCGCTAAGAGACGACTGGCTATCGTCCTGGAACGCGCCATCGAAGAACACCCAAAGGTTGTTCGCCGACAGAGGCGGAACGGAGAGCGTCAGGCTTGCCGTAACGCCCGGCGTGAAGTCGGTGCCAGCAACGAACGTATTGTCCGAAATGTTGCCGAGCAGACCCGCGCTGGAGTCCTTTACAAGCTGGTCCCAAAGTGTATTGCCTGCCGCATCCTTCAGAACTTGGCGAAATGTACCAGTGCCCCAAATAATCGCTTGCCCGCGGCTATCCAACTGGATAGGATTTGTGTTCAGGGTAGCGCCGTTCGGGTCTTGATACGTGGGGACGGGGTTCGTCGTACCGGGCGCGTAGAAATACACCGAACCATTGGCGAGCGGAGCGCCGTTCTGGTCGAAGAATTGCTGCTTTCCGTTCTGCAGAAGCTGCATGCGTGCCTCAATAAAAAAACCCCGCACTAGGCGGGGTCGAGGGGAAAAATGAAAACGATGAAATGGCTGCTTCAGGTGCTAGCACTTGTGCTGGTAATCGTCACACAGGCGTGGATTCCATTGATGATCTATGCCGCCGTGACCGACGACAACGAAAGCGGATGGGTTTGGGATTGGCTTTACAGCGTGATCGCGCCTATTGACCGCGCCTTGAGTTAGCGCGCATCGCCTCGATCAACTTGTTTGCCTCACCCTGAAGCCGACTCGATGCCGCACGAGCAGCCAACTTATTACCCGCCCATGCACCAGCGCCAGCACCAGCACTCGCAGCAGCACCGCCGCTTATAGCGCCACCTAGGCCGCCACCAATCGACGCGCCCACCTTGCCGGCGTGCTTCTCGATCAGGCTTCCCTTGCTCAGTCGTTGCGACTGAAGTCCAGCCCCCTCATACGAGTGAACGCCCGGCATGATCTGACCGCCGTAGTTCAGCGTATGGAATCGCTCGACTTCATCAGGCGGGAAGGTTTGCAAGATCTTCTGCCCAACAACCGAGTTCAGCGTTTTATTCACACTGTTCTGATTCCAGACGCCCGCCTTGCCTGCGCCCTGCTCGTAGACCTCGCGAGCCAAAGCGCCGGACATTTCGTTTTTCGCCGCTTGTGCTGCTTGCTGCAACTCTGGTGGGATCGGCGGAGCGCCGTCAGGAGCACCAGCAACACGCCCTTTCGAGAGATCGTCGAACGTGTTGTAGATATGCCGCCACTGATCGAGCGGCATATTGTTCAATCGGCCCGGAATCTGCTCGACAGCCGCGCCCGACTTCACGCCGTTTGCGTCTGCGTCGCCGAAAATCTGCTTGAACCCGCGGGCGCCCATGATGGTTTGCTGCGCCTGGTGGATTGCGTCGCCGAGCTTGTACGCGTCAGATCCGGCCGCCGCGGCAATGTCCTGATCGATGGCGCGATTGATTTGGCCGATGATCCGAGCATTGCCCTCATTCCAGTCCATGTTGTTGCCCTTGCGGACAGCATCCCATGCAGCGACGCTACCTGGCGCCGCAGGAGCGCCGCTTGTGCGGTCCATGAAGCCGGTTGTGCGAGCAAGATTGATCAGGTCTGTCACGCCGTCGACAACGCGAGAATTGCCGCTGCGACGCGCCTCCGCGACGAATTGCGGATCAGCAAGCAGCGCATCGACGTGGCTCGTCTGAATCGGGTTGTCGCCGGACTGAGCGCGCGCCTGATCGTAAATCTGCTGCTTTGCTTGCTGGAAGTACTCGGAAAGACCGCCCTCGCCATGCACCGCGTCATTGATTACCTGCCCGCGTTGCTCGTTGTTCGTCAGATTCGGACTCGCGCCGGTCGCATCGATGCGCTGCTGCGCGTAGTTCGAAAGCGCCTGCTGCTCGCGCGTGATCTGATGACGCAAAGCGATTTGCTCAGGCGTATTGTCCGAGCTGCGCGACAACGTATGTTCGCTTCGCAGCGTGTCTTCGTTGCCGGTGATGACGCCAGTTCGTACCGCGTCGTTGTCCTCACCGAGAATCTCGTTCGCAATCTTCGCGCGAACGGCTTGCTCTACCTCGGGAACGTCGCCCGCGTTCTTCGCCACCTTAACTTGCGGGAATGCCGAGCTTCCACCGCGCGCAGCTTCCTCACCCGTCATCTGCCCCGCATACGGGTTCTGATTCGCCTCAGCAGCACCGACACCGCGCAGCGTTGCGCCTTGCGGAGCGGAACCAGGAGGCGAGCCAGGCGAAGGGCCGCCAGAAGGGCCGCCAGAAGGAGCCGCGCCGGGTTGCCCGCCCATCGTCGGCTCTACGCGCTCAACCGCCGCAGCAGGCTTGGCAGAAGATACGATGCCAGCCAGTCTGTTAGCACCAGCAGCCATTCCGGCGCCTGCCACGCCACCAGCAACGCCACCAAGCAATCCAGCGCCCATCTGTGCTACCGGGCCTGCGCCAGCCTCTTGAGCGCCCTGTGATGCAGCGCCAGCGCCAGCGCCCGCCGCAATCTGAGTAGCAGGAGCGGCTGCCATCTGTGCCGCAAGCGCCTGCGTCAGCGGATTAGTCGATACGCTCGCCACCTTGCCAGCAACGCCAGCGCCGGTCGCTGCACCAGCCATCGCGGAAGCACCGGAATTCACCACACGTTCAAGCGCGTTCTTCGGTTCCGGGGTGATCGCGTCGACGCCAGCGCGGATCGCATCGCCCGGATTGTGCAGATGCGCGCCGAATAGCGTGTTAATCGTCGCATTCAGCGGAGCGCCGACGAGATCGACCGTATCCGCGAGGCCATGACCGGCAGCACGAGCTGTAAGCCCAAGCTGGCGCCCAATCTCGCCACCGAGAGACTGCTTAGGAGCGGGCCCGCGCTCCGGGCCGGTCACAACGATATTCGGAGTCCCGTCGTCGTTGACACTGCGATCAGATTTGCTGGCAGTCGCCGGCGTCGCGTCGAACTGATCTGCGAGCGAAGCCGGCGCAGCCGTTTTTTCCGGCGTAGGAGCCGAAGCCGGCGCAGCCGAATCTGCACCCTTCTTCGGAGCCGCACCGATTGCGTCGAAATCGTCGGCAAGACTCATTGAATAGCACCTATCCCTTCAAGTGTGCGGATCTTGTTGCTGAACGCCTTTTGATCCGCTGGACTCATGCTTGCTTTGAACTTCGCGCGCTGCTGCGCATCCATTCCCTGGAACTGCCACACGCGAGGATCGGCCGCCTGGTTGAACTTCGAGAGCGCCGTTTGATAGCCAGCAACATCGTTATTCAGCTTGTACGGCTGGAGCAGTTGCTGCTGCGCAATCGCCATCTTCTGCGCGCCGATAACCTGATCCGCCGCATCCTTGATCGCCTCAGCCGTCATCGTGCCGTGCGGGTTCGCAGCGGTAGCCAGAGCACCGGCTGCATCCGTTCCGCCCGCGCCTTGGCGCGATGTGAGCGACAGACGGGCCATGTTCTTTTGGAGCAGGTCGGTTGCCGTTGAAATGTCGGTTTGACCGCCCTGCCCAAAGATCGAGAGGATGCCGTTCACGGCCGCGAGTTTGTCGCTCTGCTTGCCGGTGAGAGCCTTATCCGCATACGCCTTGATGTTCTGCGCGATGCCGATGTTCGTCTGAGCGTTATTCGCGTCGTTGCCGACCGAAGCCCAATGCTTGTTGACCGTATCGACGTTTCCGGCGTTCGAGTCAGCGACGCCCATCGGCGTACCGGTCGCGACGAAGTGAGCCGGGCCGGACGGAGGCGGCGCTTGTCCAGGCAGATATGTCTTGTCCGGGCCATTCGGAGTCGTTGGCCCGGAAGACGGCAGCGGGGGAGCATTCCACATTTCGCCGCGGGGGACTACGCCCGGCGTGTTGCCCGGCCCCATGACGCTGACGGGCGCGGTCGCGGATTCCGGTGACAATTGGTTTTGAACCGTCGTTCCAACGATGCCGGGATTCGTTATCGCATTCTTATCGAGGTAACGCTTCGTCATTCCGTCGTCGACCTGCGTCGGCTTGGCAGTGATCGATTCGAGCTGGCCCGCAGCATCTTTCGCCGCCGCGATGCCACGCTGCAACCATGCAGCACGACCGGCCGCATCGGGCGGAACATTGCTGAGGCTGCTGATAACGACCTTCGGATCGACGTGACCGAACTCGACCGTATCAGACGCCACCTTAAGCAGCTTCGACTCGAACTGCGGGTCGCTAGGATCAAGCTTGCCAAACTGCTGCGCCGTGTACGTGTACGCCTTTCTTGCGTTGTCGATTTGGTCATTATTCAGGCCGATCTGACCGCGGTCATACGTCTGCTGCGCCTGGCGCGCATCCATGACGCTTTTCATCGTGGCGCCATAGTTAAACGCCGCGTCAGGCTCGGACGCGAGTGCGGAAGACAACTTGTTTGTGTCAAGCTGCCCTGTAGTCGGGTCTACTGAAGCCTGATAGGCGCGCGAAGTCGCCATGTTCGCGTTAAGCTGCTGCTGCGCGGCCAAACCATTCGCGTTATACGCGCGGAACTGCGCCGCCTGAAGCGCCATTTGCAGCGGGTTGAACTGCGGCGCCTGCGCCTGAAGCGCGATCGATGTGTCGAGAGGCATCTAATGTGTCCGTGTTTCGTTAGACAACAAGTCCGTTTGCGCCAGCGCCAGCACTGCCCGAAGGAGTCCAGCCGGGAACGCCAGACGATGAGGACGCACCGCCAGCGTTGTTATTCATCAGGCCGGATACGTACTGCATATTTGCGTAGTTGTTCAGCGCACCGCTCAGCGCATTGGCCGTTCCGACCGTTCCGGCCGCTGACGCATTCGCCGAGCCCGTCAGCGTATTTCCAATGCTGTTCGCCGTAGCAGCGCCGAGCGATCCGGTCGTTGCCGCCGCGTTCTGGCCGTTGCCGACTAACCCTTGCAGGCGGTTGACGTTGTTCGCCGCGACGTTGTAGTTCGTATTAAACGTGTTTGCGTTCGCGTTGTACGTCTGGAGCGCGCGGTTGTAGACATCGTTATACGTAGAGTCGGCAAGGCCCGTTGCATACGTCGACGCGCCCTTGAGTGCCGCGCCAGAAGTGCCAAGCCCGCGAGCAGCCGCGCTGTTCTGCGTCGCCTTCAATCCCTGCTGAAGCGTGAACTGATAGCCAGGCGTCGCCTGCGCATCTGCCGCTGTCGGCGCGGTGAAATTCCCATACTTCTGTTGAAGAATGTTCGATGAATCAGTACCGTTGATCGTGTACGTTCCGTCGTCATTCTTCGTGTAGTTGTAGCCCATCGCGGTAAGCAGCGGATTAATCGCTGCATTACCAAGATTCATGTACGGCGCAAGATTATCCTGCGTCGTTTGCCATTGAGCAGTCTGAAGATCGGTCGCTTTGTTTGCCGCGCCCGCCTGCTTACCTGCGGCCATATTCGAGGCGACGCCGCCGATTACTGCGCCGCCGACGATTGCGGTTGCTATCCCTGACATGCGAGCCTCTTAGATTGAATGCCAGACAGCGCAAGCGCCTGGCGGTAGTCGATCGTTATTTCTTCGCCGTCTTGCCCGCCGTGACAGCCAGCTATGCGCTTCACTGCGACAAGGTTGATGTCGCCGTTCGGCAGAAGCACCATTTCAGCGTTAGGCGACTTCGAGTGATTCGTAAAACGGCCGGCCGGCGTGCGCTTACCATCGATGCGCGCAGGCGCTATCAATTCGCCCTCACCTATTGGCGCTGTCGCGAACAGGCCAGATCCTTCGATCGCTGATGCGCCCGTTTTGACGCGCCATGCGCCGAACGGGAACGCGCACTGATCGGCTTCGTTCTCGGACTGCGAACGCGCCGTCGCATGATCGAAGCCGGTTTCGTTCAGCATCGCCCGATAGTCTTCGCGATCACCCTCATGCGCCGCCGAACGCTCTGCCGATTGCGCTGCCTGATGCGCGCTGAACTCGTCGCTTTTCACGAGAAACATGCGTTCTAGCTTTTCGATGTTCGTCTCGTCAGTCGCATAGATGTTCTGCCAGACAACGTCTTCTAGAACGTATCCGGCTTTCTTTCCCGGCTTGCCAACGAACATCATCGGTGCGACGAGATCAGTTGTCGTGCCGTCATCGTTGAGCATCCGAACGCGGCCCCTCAGAAACACATTCAAATGCGCGAATCGCTGCGCATGCCCGATAGCGAGGATGCCGGCCGGCATATGGACTTCGCGAACGTAAAGGCCGGGGCCAAAGTGATGAATGACCGAGCATTCCGCCTGCGGCAGTTGAAGCATCGAGCTTTCCGCCTTCGCAATGTCGCGCGACTGCAACGCGGTGATGATCTCGTGATGCGCCTCAACAAGTTCACTCATGCACTATCCTTTACGTATTCGATGCCGCTGATACTGATCGAGCAGCCGTTACCGTCCGCGTAAAGCTGCGTGCCTGGCTCCAGCTTGTGATTCACCAGCTCGGGGAACTGCGCCGTCGCGCCGGCCGCGACGTTCTTAGCCGCAATGCGCGTCGTGCCATCAGCAACACGGCCACTAGGCACCTTGAACACTTCGATCGTCACCACGCCCGCAGTCGGGTTGTTCGCGCTCGCGGCCTGAATCGACGCAGACGTTGCGGACGGCGCGGTATAAATGCTGGCGACCATCGCGGTCAGCGAAGCGCCCTTGACCATTTCTTTGTAAGTCGTCGTCATGCATTACCCTCGTGCGTAGACGTTTTGCGTTCCGACCGGAATCGCTGATGTGAAGGTGATCGTGTTGCCGCTGATCGTGTATTGGTCGCTCGCCTGGAACGTGCCGTCGAAATGCACCAGCACCGCCGCCTTGCTCGCGTAAGCCTTCGAGAGCGTCAGGCTCGTCGTCGAGCCGGGGGTAAAGTGCGTTCCAGACACGAACTTGTCTTCAACCGTCGCGGATAGGCCATCCAGCTTCGCCTTGTCCGCGCTCGACATAAAGCCGGCAGCGGAACTCGTCGCCAGCGCGTGCAAGTCAGGCGCATCCTGAATGCCGTGCGTTGGCACGAACGATTCAGGCTCAGGATCACGCAGCGCAGTAGCAAGCGCAGAGAGCGCAGCTTCAACGTCAGAGATTTGGTGCGACAGTTCCGGCGCGTATGCTGGCGCGACGAGCGATTGAAGCAGTTGCAATACTTCGCCTACGCTTTCTGAGCCGGTAGAACCTGATGCGCCGCCCGTTCGGTTAAACAACGCGAGCAATAGCTGAAACCATGCCATCGAAACCCGCCCCGTCTTCGGGTCGGTCATCGGCGCGCCAACATCGGGGAAGTTCGCCTGATTGTTCATGTGCGCGCTCGCGTTACGTCGACCCATGCGCCGTTAAGCGCGGTCTTGACTGGCGCAGACCATGACAGTTCGAACACCCTATCGCGCGCATACCCAAGACGCTGATACTGAATCGACGTCAGGTATTCGCCAGCCTTCCCGAGCGATCCAGCGACAGCGTTGCCCCACGATGCGCCGCGGTCATCTGACCAACGCAAGCGAATCTCAGGCGGGGCGCTGTCGTCAGGCAGGCCGTTGCCGACTTCCATGTCGGCCACAAACTGGCGGAACAAAACGCGGTTTCCGTCTGCTCCGCTGATGTGCGGGAAGCTGCGGACGCGCAGAATCGGGTTTCCGTTGTCCGTATAGGCGTTCGGATCGAGCGCATAGACGTTTCCAGTCTGCCAGTCACCAACAAGATTTCGGCCGGCGTTGAATGAATGGCAGTTCATGCGATGGCGACTCAGAGAGCCATCCGCTTCCAGATAGGCGCGCTGATGCCATTGCCCGGTGGCCGCATCGAAGCACCAAGTCTTGTTCGCGGCCGGGAACGTCAGCACATAGAACGCGTGACCGCCTTGCAGGTACGAAAAGCCGATCGCGTCGTCTATCCGGCTGTAGGTTAGAAACTCAGCTTCCAGCGCGTGCGTCGAGATGCGCTCTGCCGCGTAGTTCTTGCCAGCGAACACGATGCCCTGCCCTTGCAGATCCTTGCCAAGCCAGAACAGCGCGAGATCGATCTTTGCAACCGAGTGTTTCGCCGCGCAACCATGCTCGATGTAGACGCCAGGCATGCGGCCGAACGTGAAATCCGATGCGCCGGTGTTGTACCAAACTTCAGTCGTCTGCTCGCCAAACAGCCATATTTCTCGGTGCATGACCGCGAGCGTCACAAGGTTGTCTGAATACGTCGATTTGCTGGCAATATCGAGCGAATCGAACGATATGTCTTGGTACTTCGAGATATAGAAATGCTGTGTGCCGGGCTGATTAAAGACGAAGTAACCGTCGACGTAATCAACCGTATCCGATCCGTAGTACGCGGAGTCGGTGACGGGCGACAGCTTGTTCTTCGCCAGATCGATCGTGAAGCCATACGTCGAGCCGTCAACGATGAACACGCTGGTTCCGTTGTCCTTCATGGCGACAGGGCCAGAATCCGTTGTCAACTGACCGAGCAGGGTATAAACGCCCTTCGCATCGACGGAATAGATCGACTCACTGACGATGTCATATCGATTGCCGTTCGACGCGGTATATATAGCGCGACATTCGCCGGCTTCAGGCGGCGTCGACACGAGCGTCAGGCCGGGCGTCGGGTAATACGTGAATGGCGCCGTGGCGTCTTGCGGGTTTTGCTCGCCATATAGATTGACTTGGCGCTGAGCATCCGCAATCAGGCTTTTCGCGGCGTATGCACCGCCAGTCAGAGGAATCCGCATCAGTAATTAGAGCCGCTGTAGATGTTGTAACGCTGCTTCGAGCCGAGGCCGCGCGGCATCGTCATGGACGGAATCTGCGAGTTCATGCGCTTCACAACACGCTTGGCATTCAGCGCGAGGCCGACCAGCGATCGTTGCGGATCAAGCTGGTACGACGGCGCGAGATACAGCCCGAGGTTGTAGCGAATGGCTGCCATGTATTCAGGCGGCAGGTTGACGACTTGCGCCGGCGCCGTGAACTGCGGAAGCGCCTCCATCGTGACGATGTGAAGCTGAAACGTGCTGTCCGGGATCGGGTAATACGTAAGGTTCCCGAGCGGGAAAGCCGGGTCGTAATAGGCCCACGCAGGGAACGATTGCAGCCCCTTCAACGCCAGGCGCGAATAGTCCTCCATCGACTCGATAATCCGAACCGGATAATCGATCGGCGTCGAGCTGCCCG